ATATTCGTTGTTTATGCCCTTGGTTACTGTCTTGAAAAAATCAGCCATCTTTATTCTTTTCCTTCATTTTCGATTCGTCGCAGGGATAAGCAAGGTCACCCCATGAAAACATTCTATCTCTTGCGCCACATTTTACACAATATTCGTCGTAACTTGAGGCATCTATTGAAATCCTGGTATCATGGCTATCATGGGTCTCTATCATCCTCAATTTCTGTGTAATTCATTGTTGCGCTTTCATCTTTCCCGACGGCATAGAAAAATCCATCCCATTGTGAAGCCTGATGGCGTTCTGCTATCATGGCATTAGAGCCATATGAATAGGTATCCAAATGCCCAACAATCGTTATTGTCTCGCCAGCATTGTGGTGGTAAGTTTTGCCTACCTCAAATATCATTTTTTTCAACCTTCTTATAGACTTCGGTCATTCTTACGTCTGCGCCATACATCGGGCAAACATGAATATATTGGGGAAGTAAACCATCGATCCGCTCCTCGTCGGAAGCACCACAAATGAATGGTCCGGCTTGTTTCCAATTGGCAATTTTATTGATTTGACTTAGTAAGCGCCGAACTTCTAAAATTTCCTTTTTAGCCTCGGTGATAATCCATGCTTCGGTAGAACTATGAATTTCATAATCACCCATCATTTCGACTATATCACCTTCGACAACTTCGCCCTGTTTCATTATCATTTCAAATCTCCTATTATGATCATACACCACTTCTAGCGTTTTGTCAAGAGAAAAAATCTTCTAATGTCGCGGAGTTATCGGTCTTCCAACCAATCACTTCGGCAATGTTTTTCACCGGGTCGAGAAATGTTTTGGTGAACTGCAATTCGTAATCAATATATTTCTCAATCCCAAACTCGGGTGGTAGAATATCCACCACAGAAAGAACTGGTGATTGAATGGTATTCGGCATTTTCAAATAACAGCATTTGATTTTCTCGCCCTCTTTGACCTTATCGTATTGCTTGGTCAGTTTCTTGGCTTTCAACAGAGCATTGAATACCAAAGCACCCTTTACATGAAACGGCGTTCCTTTGGTGAAAATCTCTTTTCCGCCATCGTACTTTGCGATTCCATTCACGCCACTCGGTTTAGCCACATCCATGAAATCCATTGCATAGAATTTTTCACGGAAATCTTCAATGTGGGCAACCAACTCTTTTTGTGTCCCTGTCAGCATAAGGCCGATACAGGCTTTGATAGCCGTCCGGCAAGATTGTGGTGTTGACGATCTGACAACCTCCAACCCCATCACTTTCATTTTGGGTTCTGAATACCGAACACCCTCGTCGTCTAAGACGTTTAGGGCATAACGCTTTTTGTTGGTCCAGATTCCAACGGGCGCAATAATCTCGCGCTTCATTTTCATCTTGTGTTTGCCGTTCAGAGTTTTAGTAAGGTCCTGGTAACACCTATCAATATACGGTTCAATTTTCTCTTTACCGGTTCGGGATAGAAATTCGACAATTTTTTCATCCGGCGTTCCTTCTTCAAAGACTTGATTAACAAGTTCGTCAAGCCTAAGGTAAACGGAGTCGGTATCAGACGCAATGACATAATCTTTCCCTTCGGTCTTCAGGAGTTTGTTTAGGTATTTATTCAACTTGTCTTCAATGAATCGAATAATCACCTGCCCCGACATTGTGATAGCCTCTGCATTCCGCAAGTCATAGAAACGGAAATACTGGCTGCCCATAGCGCCGTATGCACTGTTGAGGGTAACCTTCAAAGCGTTCTGGTAGTTATTCCATCGGGCGATTTCTTTTTCATCACTTGGGTCTTTGGTCTTTTCAAATCGCCTTTTCGCATCCAACATTTTACCCTTGGCTATCGTGCGACCATCATAAAACTCTTGCATAAGTTCTGACAGAATTCCGGTGAACTCTTTGGTATACAGAGAGCCGTTACAAGCCACAGAAAATTCGTCGTGCATAGGTTCGGTGATTCGACTGTAAATCAAATCCTCAATACGGATATCCATATTGATTTGTTGAATGGTGTCGGGACCGATGTTGAACATCATAATAATGTGTGGGTACATACTGGCAAGATCGAAAGACATAATCCACCGATGCTTACCGATAAGTGGCGCTTTCACATATGCGCCCTCAAAGGTATCGCTCTTGTCATGGTGTCTCTTGGGTGGAACGACCACGCCTTTGTCGAGCAAGTGATTGTGGGTAATAGCGTCCCACATTCTTACTTGCTTATGAACGTCTGGTAAATTCACCTTTGTCAAATACGCAACAGACAGAGCCTGTTCGATAAGTTTCATCTTATCATCAATCCGGCGAACCAACGCAACGTCTTTGATGTTGTATTCGATAAATTTCTGGTAGTCGTTTAGGTAGAGTTTGTGAAGGGTGCCATGCTCGGCATAGTCAAGTTTCTTTTCACCCAATTCGACAAACGAGATATGGTCCAGTTTATAGGACTCCTGCATTGCGCCAGAGTATCGCTTGTATAGGTCGAGGTAATCCAATTCGGCAATGCCCACGATTTCATAAGCCTGCTTTTTCGTACCATAGCCCATGTTTATGGTTCGTTCATAGATACGACCCCATGGCGAAAGCCTGTTAGCCATCTTTTCACTAAAGAGTTTTGTGATCCGGTTGACGAGATAGGGGATATCGAAAAGTTGAATGTACCATCCGGTGATAATGTCGGGATAGTTTGACGACCAGAAGTCCAGAAAGTTCAAAAGCAAATCTTTCTCGCCCTTGCATTTCATGTAATTGACATTTGGGTCTTCGTTCTCAAAGTCGCCACAGCCCCAAACGAAATATCGGTTCTTGACTTCCATGGTGATAGATACAACCTCCTCGTCTGCGGCTTCCGGTTGTGGAAAGCCGTTTTCAGAGGCGACCTCAATATCAATGTTGGCAACTCTTAGAACGGAACTGTCATAGTCAATAACGCCTGGCCACTGTTCGTGGATGTAAGTATAATTGAAAAGGTTAGAACCATAAACGGTAAGATTAGCAACATCTTGGTAACTCTTGTAAAATTCTTTTGCTTCGCGGATAGTGTCAAATTCTACATCACCAACAGTTTGCCCGTCGATAGTTTTGAAATTACCCTCTCGTCCAGAGACATAGAGGGTTGGTTGGTACGGAACCTTCTTAGAGTACCGAGTGCCATTTTTCACTCCTCTAAGAAGAATACTATTTCCGTATACTTGAACGTCGGTATAAAAGTCCATCATAATTCCTTGATTATATCTACCAGTATATCATACTTTTGGTCGATCTGTCAAGACTTTATGGTAGAATAATTCCCGGCGTGTTAGGCATAGCAATTGGGCTGGACGCTTGTTTATAGTTGTCGATAATGCCTTGAACTGGCTCATACATAAACATGATTTTGTCGTGGGCGATAGTCAATTCATCTTTTACAGCCAGTGGCAGCATCGGCGATAATCCCATATGAGGGTTACCTTTTTCGTCGGTTTGAACGTGAAGTTGCCAAGGTTTACTCAAGACCCAATTTGCCGGCGGAATATAATCTACCATCGGGCCTGCACCTCTATTTACGTCTGCCACCAATTCTTCACCACTGATAAGTCGTACTACATTAATTGTCATTATCTAATCTCGCTTTCAATTCGTCGGCTTTTAAAACCAAGCCGAGTATTCCAAAATAAATTATTACGCCTACCGTTACACCGACAAACATCCAATCCATTTAATTATCCCTGTAATCTCCGCTTTGCTTCTGCGGTACGTCCAGCTACAAATGCATCAAAGAAGGTAGAGGTAAATCTTACCTGCATCAACGCCTTAAAAAAGTTTTTCAACATTCTTACCACCTATATGCGTTATGGTCAAACGGGCGACAAGCGGGATTCGCATTGCAGCGTTCTTGATACATGTATGGGTGTTCTGACCTTAGATAGTCCATATAGTCACGGTAGTTCTGTTTCGCTTGTTGGCGCTCTTTGATTCGAGCCACCAATTTCTTCAAGATTTTCATCTTCTTTATCTTTCTGATATTCAGGGGGTACACGCCCGTATCCTACGGCACGGTCCCACTGTCTTTGGGTATAGGTATTATAATTCGATTTTGGTATAGACTGTTTTTCCATCAATCTTCTCCGCCTTCAAAATTTCTTTTCTGTTGATGCCGTCTTCCCATGGACCAACATATGAACAGTGAATCCACCCAGCGTGGGGATCATCGTCGTCAAGATATTCAAGTATCAACTGGTCGAAATCCAAAATCTGGGAAATCCACACAGCAAGACCGTAGTTATCTTTTTCAACACATTCAAAATCAGCGGCTTCGCCTTTAGAATGTTGGCTCGTTGTCGATCCGCCGATTGCTTCGTTCAAGTCTTCTGACCGATAACCAGAAGATATTGTGGTAGAACCAAACTTGTTTCGAACTGGCTGCAAAACATGAACGCACAGTAGGCGCATATTTTCAATGTGTTCGTCGGTGGCGTCGTTAGAAATTCCCTTGCGGGTGGCTATCTGACTTTTGGTCATTTCAGCCAAAGTGAAGTTGTTTGATAGTTTCATTATTTACACCTCAAAAGATATGCTGTGGTACGTCATTGCACCACAGCATATCTATGCTTATTTGATTTCGATGGTGCGGGTTTTCTTTTCTTCTGGAACAATTCTTTCCAGAGTGATAATCAGAAGACCGTTTTCCAATTCGGAACCCATCACTTCAATGTCATCGGATAGGGTAAACTTCTTTGTGAAGTCACGGCTTGAAATTCCTTTGTGTAGGAATTCAACCTGGTCGCCCGCGGGGCAACATTTGCCATCAATCGTAAGGACATTATCCTCAAGGGTGACAACCAGTTCTTCGTTCTCGAATCCAGCCACAGCCAATTCAATGGCATAGGCGTTGTCGTCGTAACGGCAAACATTGTGGGGAGGGTAGGTGTTTTGAGCTTTGCCGGTAAAGC